CTTGGCCGTTATTATCTTGCCATTTGCGTGTTTTTAAGCGACCTTCTATATACACTTGAGAGCCTTTCTGTAAATATTGACCGCAGATTTCAGCTTGACGGCGATAAAACACAATACGATGCCATTCAGTCACCTCTTTTTTCTTGCCTGAGTTTTTATCAGTCCAACTTTCACTTGTTGCCACGCTAATATTTGCTACGGCATCACCATTTGGCATGGTTCGAATTTCAGGATCATTACCTAGATGCCCCACAATAATTACTTTATTAATTCCTGCCATATTTACCCCTAATCTTTAAAAAGCTTATCAAGTTCACGAAATAACCATTCTTCGGCATCTCTTAAGCAACCACAAGCAATCGCATCTTTATCATTTAAAACTTTTTTATAAAAAAGATAAGCTTCTTTTAATTCTTCTAGTTTTTCGTCCATATTTACTCCGTTGATTTATAAGCTTTAAGTGTTTTGATAAATTCTGGAATGAGCTTGTCGAACGCTTTCATTAAAATTGGATCGCGTTGTGCCGTGAATAAATAAAACGGTTGTTTGTAATATTCGGGGCAATAACTTACAAAATCCCATGTCTCATAGCCAGTTACCCAAAGAGCAGATTGCACTTGAATGAGATATTCCTGTGGTACACCGCCCTGGAGTAGGTATTTAATGTGAGTTTTCATCTGAGGGCATTTAATTTCAAGCCCTTTGCGTAGATTAGGGATTAATCCATCAGGGCTAATCATTAAATCTTTATCCGCATTAAGATACACACCACCAACCTGAACAACTGTATTGCCTGTCTCAAATTCGTAGGCTGCGCGAGCAAATGGTTCTAATTCGTTACCGCGTGCCATATCTTCTGATTTATAGTTTTCTTTTAAGCCTTCAATGCTTTCAGCAATGACTTCGGCAAGATAGGGGAGATAACTCCCCGATTTTTTACCCGTTGGCGTGACTATATTTGAAATGCCAGTAGCGGTGGGAATGCCGCATCGTGCGGCAAGCCATTCCTCTGTCCCTTGTTCACAATCGAGTGTGATGAGTCCATCTAACATATCGGTACATCCTCACCAAGTTGTTCATCTTGCGCTTGCTGTTTATCAAGTTTGGTTAGGAGTTTTTCAATCACATGTTTGGCATTTGCTTTTGTTACCTTTTCAAGACTTGATGCACGGCCAGCTGCCGCCAATAGTTGAGTCATATTTGATTGAGTAACTTCAACTAACTGCGTGATTTGCTCGATTTGTTCAGGCGTGATGAGTTCTACTGCTTGAGTTTCAATTACAGTCGGTTGCGGTGTAACGTTAATTGGATCTTTTGTTTCTACAATTCGTTCCGCTTCATCTTGATCGTAAATGCCAGTAAAGCCGAAAGCCAGACGTGCGCACTGGATCATAGCCTTGTGGCGTAACATTCGTTTAGGGTGAGATTTCCACGGCTGTGTGTTTCGCTGACATTCCGCCATATATTCAGTCACGATAATTGGACGAGAGCGGTCTTTGCGGTAGATTGTGCAAGTGCAGCTATCGCCTTTTTCGCTAAAAGAAAAATCCATTCCGTCATATTGCGAATGTTCATTCATAATTCTCGCCCAGCCGTCCACACCCACAATCGGTACAATACCGCCATTATTGGGGAACGCGTAAACTTCATTCGTCCAGGGATTTAAACCATATTGATTAGCTACAACCAAAAGTGCGGTCATTTGGTCTTGAGAAACTTTCTGACCTCGGAAAGCCGTGTTCGTTAGTACATCGGTTAAGCCAGTGCCGTCCCCCATATCAAAACGATCTGCTAGTTTATTTGTTAGCGTTTGAAGTGCGGTTGCCATTTTATTTCTCCTCTTTTGCTTTATTGAGCTTAACTGCATCACCAAATCGTTCTTTTAGCCCACGAGCTATTGCGATAGCTTGTGATTTGGTAATTTGATTTAATCGAATGGAAATGATGAAATCTTGCAGCGGCTCATCAGAAAGTGCGGTCAAATTTTCTTGCGTTTTCTCTACCGCACTTTCAGTCTTGTCTTCTTCCGTTTTTGCTTTTTCAGCTTCTGCTTGCACTTGTGCGATTCGGGCTTGTTCGCGCTGTTCTTCCATTTGAATACGTTCTTCTACGATTGGTTTTAAATCGCAGTTGCTTGTGATTAGCTCTAACCAATCTTTGAAAAGATGTTCGTGCGATACTGGTAATAATTTTCGTCTTGCGATTAATCGCGCGGATTCTTGAGCAAGTTCTGCAAGAATAAGGTTTTCTTCAGCTTGTACTGCTTTTTGCAAGGTGGCGAGCGTGCTACGGCGAGCGGTGGCGTTGTGTAAACGTTTGAGTAAGTATTGTTTCGGCATTGTACGCTCAAGTGCAATTGATATATCGCTTTCGTAGCCGTACCGCACTTTGCTTATGTTTTCAAAAGCCGTGTTTACGATGTTTTCTTTAATTTCAGATTCTTTTAATTTAACCAGCTTGTCACGTGCCAAGCGCTCTTGTCTAAACCGCTCCGCAATGTTTTCAGCGGAGGTTATTAATGCCGCAATCTCACCGCTTTGTGCCGACTTAATCGCCGCACGGATTTTATCTTCAACCTCTTTTAAAGTTTTGACTTCTTCTTTTGCTGCTGCAAAATCTTCATCGGTTTCAAATTTAACGGTGAGAGTTGATAAAAATTGATCGGCTTGTTTTTCAAAGTCGGTGATATTGGTTGAAAGCACACGGCTTTCGGTGGAGAGAATTAAATCGAACATTTTTCTTTTCCTAACTAGATTTATTAAATATCTGGGTCATAATCATTCATTCTTGCGTGCAATTCACGCTCTGCAATTTTCTTAATCGCCTCTTGTCTATAAGGTTCATAACTTGCACCACTACCAATAGCAAGCCAGAAATTATCGTTATCACACAGCATTTCTGTGAGTTCGTGATAATGCGTTTGGTCGCCTTGCTTTAAATCGTTGTCGATTTCAGTAGCGACTTCATCTAATGCGATTTCATAGCCTGCCTGCCAATCAACTTCACGTTGGTGAGCTGCGTCGAGTTGATAGTAGTAATCATCGCTGGGTTTCATTGGTTTGCTCCTGTGTGGCTTGCACCATATTGGCAAGCATCGAGAACATTTCAGGGTTTAACACGATAGTATGTGCGTGTGCTTTTCGGTCTAAATGCAAGCGGATATTGCCTTGTTTATCCACAAAATAGCCGTTTAATCCGTAAGGGGTGAACGGTTTTCGACGGGGGGTAGTCAGTTTGTTCTTGGTTTTAACGTTGATTTTAGGCTGGGTGAGTGTCAGTCCTTGTGGCTTTGTTATAACCACTTCTTTTTCTACCGCACTTTCTTTCGGTGCAGTAGGAAATTGATTGGTTTCCACATCTTTTTGATAAGGCGGAATTTTGGTGTTTTCCATTGCATTAAAATTTTCGATTCGTTTATTTAGACGTAAGGTTGCAATGGCTTCATTGGCAAAATAGGCGGTTTTTTGGTACAGCTTATTGTTCACCCATAATTCGCCAAAATAGCTTCCGCTTTTGGTGCGGATGATTTGTGTTTTGTAGCTTTCCACTTTCATTATTTACTCCAAGTGCGGTTAATTTCTGCTTGTTTTTGCTCGACATAACGATACATATCAGCATTGACCTGCGGGGTAAGATTTGCTTGATAGATGCCGTTTTCTTCACGCCATTGTGCTTTGGCTTTCGCACGTGCCTCTTGTTGGATTTGTTCGCTTAGTGTGTTGTCGTGCCAGTCGGTGGGTTCATCAGCAAAACAGTAGGCAATACCGCCAATTAAAAAAGCGAGGGCAAAGGCGATGGCTGTTTTACAAAGAAATGGGATGGTTTCAGCGAATACATCAGTAAATTTTTGCATTTTTGTTTCCTTTTTCGTCAATTTAGTGAATTTAGGGTAAAAAAAGACCGCACTTTTCAGGCGGTCAGTGGAGTAGTGCAATCAGTCTGTGCTGATTTTGTCTAGATAGGGTTGCGTAGTGATTACACTTTAATTTCTAATTTTTCCATTGTTGCATTCCTCGTTTGTTTGCCATTTCAAAACACACTTCATCTATCATTCGCAACGGTTTCACATGCCGTTGTGTCTCTGTACTAGCAAATGT